TTGCGGACATTGGCTACCCTCACACGTGTCGATACTTGATCACGAGCTTCGCGACCAGCCCAGCAGTCGTGGAATCACAAGTGACAGTCAGGTATTCGTCGGCATCCCAGACAGGAAGCTCGACATTCGCCGTCTTAGCCAACCCGCTGTAAGCCTTGCCGGTCGTGGAGCCAGCCGCCAGTGCGCTGATCAGGTTGTTTGCGTCCGTGGTCGCAGTCGTACCGATGCCCACGTTCAGGTTGGCAGCTGCGGTAGACTGGGTCGTGAAGAAGATGCAACACTCTACGATAAAGACTTGCTCCAGCTCAGGGTTGAGCACGGAGCCGACGGCCCCACCAGTCGTCGCAGCAACGCCGGCAAGCTCCAAAACAAACGACCCATCCTTGAAAGGCATGATAGACCTCCTAGTTTCTGAGGGCCGGCGGTACCGGCCCCATTGTCAGTTGTGCGAACACACAGTTCTAGAGCTAGGTGGCAGTGACCATCAGACCACCTCTGTAGGCGGTGGCGTAGTCAGCAGCCAAGATGTCGATCAAGTCATCCGCAATTGCGCCACATCCTGCAAAAGAGTTATGCCCTCTCAGCAAAATCTGGTGAACCGCAGTACAGTTGTCGTCGATAGCCTGCGTCAAGGTGGAGCCACCGGGGAGGTTGTGGAACAAGCAGTCTTCGAATTGGACGGTAAAGCCCTCGTTGTTAATGTCGACGTCTACGAAGACCAGTACGTGCGTCACCGCCCCTGCCCAACTCTTGAACTCGCACTTGACGAATTTGTTGCGCTGGTTGTCTCCGGCGCCTTTGTGCATCCACAACCCACGCGAAGCTCCAGTACGCACCAGTGTGGTCTGGCCGATAGTGCAACGGAGAAACACGTTCTCCCCGCCCGACAACTTGAGTGAGTAGGATGCAGCGTCCGTGGCCGTCGGGCACATGAAGAACACATTCTCGAAAAAGCATCTCTGGCCAGTTACGATTGCTACCCCAGATGCAGCACCGGCTGCCTTCTCCTGGTTGAGCTGCATGTTTTTGATGATGCAGCCGTTCCCGGTAAACGTGACCGTCGGCGTCAGGGCGGTAGCCGCCGCCATAACAACACGACTTCGCTGACCCAGCCCGTACAGGGGAGGTCCGAGACCGATCAAGTGCGTATAGTCCTTATCCCAGAGAATCGACGCGGTTGGGTTGTCCTGTGTGTCTCTCGCCACGAAGAATACCGTGTCGTGCCGATCAGCAACACAGCGATCTTCGGCCTCTATCAGCGTCTTCAGAGGTCTGTCCCAGCCATCACCGAGCCATGTGTCATCGCCGTTCTCGGTATCGACCAGGTAGACCTTCTGGCCAGGCCCTTGCGGAATCGCCAGCGCAGAGAGATACCTCTTGATTTCACGTCGCCAAAGACTCATGATGATTATCCTCCCTTCTACGGTGTCAGTACGGCGAACGGATACCTGTTAGCCTCAGTCTCCTGAATCTTGTTGATCGGATTCGGGACCTGCCAGGCCACTCGCATCACACAACGAAGCGCAATCATGTCTTGCTGTGCCAAGTTGTACTTGATGTTGCCTGCCTCATCCTGAATGATCGCCTGATCCAGTACCTTATATGTCATGTCCTGACGCATACAGTAGACCAGTTGGCTCCAGTCGCCGCTGATGAGCAAGGCCACCGTCGCATCCCAACTGCCGTTCAGAGGGAACTCGATTGGCCCGCCGTCCAAGGTATAGCCCGTCCGCGCGGACATATCCTGGGTGAAGATCGGGACGCCGTTCTCATCGCGAAGCCCACGAAGCCGTCCCCTCATCGAGATGGCTGCGACGTGGCCGGTTGCCATAAAGCCGTCTTCCTCGATCTGAGCGATGACCCCATTCTCGTTCATGAGATCGTCGTAAAGGTCAGCCCCAAGACCGAAAGCAACTGAGTTTCCTGCGGTCCCAGCGTTGGTCACGATATTGACCGGCCAGCTTGCAGGCGCGTTAGTCCCGAAATAGACCGCAGCGTCGAACACCCGACCAAACTCTTCTTGGATAGGCTCTCGAATCTGTCCCCAGATGTCATATTCCACATCGTCGAGCACGTTCTGGGGGATCGGGATGATGCACGCGATCTCCTCGGCATCCAGATACTTATCGGCCCAGGACAGATCCGCAGTCTTCTTGAGTCCGCCCGCCCCACTGGTGCTGCCAGTCACAAAGTACGCCGTCGGCAGAGATGCCAGCACCGGCATACGGCGCTGGGCTCGCGGCATGTCAGGCAGACGCCGGCCCAACTTCATCACCGTGCTCATCTGCGAGATACCCTTGATGATCTCTCGAGAAACGTCTTCTGGAATCAGCGACTGCGCGTCAGTCCGACTGATTACGTCGTTGAAAGGCATGTGAATTACCTCCTATGCTGTTTTCCCTGTGGCCCTCCCCGACGCCGCCCGAATGAAATCATTCATGGACCGTGCCGGGGCCCCTGTCTGACCCGCACCGGCGCCCGCATTGCCCTTCGGCATCGGGGGCTTGGCGAACAGAGCGGGGTGGGCCTGTTTCAATTCGTTCCACTTTGCACTACCCTTGCGGTCAAAGAACTCGCCCGCCTTTGCCGCCAAGTAGGCCAGCGCACTATCCGTGCATCCGATCTCTGGCCTAGCGCCCTCCTCAAAGAACTGGAGGCGCTCCTCCGCAACATCCAACTTGGCGGTCATGGCCTCGAGTGCCTTCCGCGCCTCGGAGCCCTCCTCCAGCTTGATAGTCGCATCCCGCAACTGCCCAGCCAGACCTTTGCGCTGCTCCCTCTCGGAGGTCAGCGCAGCCTTGAGGCCCGCGACGTGCGCGTCCAGGAGAGTCTTGGGGGCTTCCTCCAATGCGGCGTACCAGGTCTCATAGGTGGGGGCCGGCGTCCCGCCGTCATCCCCGCCTCCGCCTTGGTCGCTATCTGGGGCACTGTCCCCGCTCCCTCCGTTCCCTCCGCCGCCCCCCCCCCCTCCATCATCCGGGGCATAGAAGCAGCGGTACTGCCAATCGTTCCAACGTAGCACTTCTCACCTCCGCGTCTCGCTTTGGTCGGACCTCTCGCCCTCTAGGGTTTGCAGGCATTTTGCCTGACAAACAAAAAAACGCCCCAACGGGAGGCGCTCTGGGCGCTCCAGTTGAGGCGTTCGTAACGCTCTGTGTTATTCAGTTGTCGAACAAGATTCCGTGGCCTTGGTCGGCTGTTTGTCGCAGACCGTGTATTTTGTTAGATCAATCAATGTGACGCGGCCGCGCCGGCACACTTCTAGTATACCACGTTCTGGATCAAAACGCAAGAGTAGTTTGTTTGTTCCTGGTTCCCGAATCTCGATCCACATCACTGATCTCCGACATCTCAGATCTCTTCTAATGATTCCCCGCTTATTCTTTCATCATATGTCTTGCCCAATTGCTTTGCACTCTTCTCATGAGCGCGCAGGTCCTCCTTCTGCCACTTGCCATCATCCAATAACTTGAGCCAATCCGAGTTCAATTCACCTGAACCTATATCTATGATCAATAATTTCTCAAGCATCTGCTTATTCCTTTAGCGAAACAGCCTAACTATTGCTGCCTGATCTTCCCCTATACCACCGCCACCAACCACAACTGCTTCCCATTCACCCAGACAACCGAAACCTGAGCGGGCCGTACAAATAATGCGTTCAACCGGGATCTCGGCTCGAAGTGCTACGCCAACACCGATATGCTTATTCTGTGACGCAAATTCTCTTGCTGTATAGTTAGTAAGACTCCAACTCTCTAACACATTGCTTTGAATCGCGATGGTTTGTCCCTCCATTAGACCTTCATGTCCAATCTCAGGCAGACCTACTCCTCGATACAAGACCAAAGAATCTAAACCTGCTGCCTTGAATTGTTGTTGAGTCCAGTTTTGCATCGTTCTCAGACAATTCGCAACCGCTTCTTCGCTGGTTGCGTATGGCAAGCCCTCGATCAACGTACCATCACTTTTCTCAAATACGCTGAGCATACGCTGATCAATGTTCCGAATACCCGTAATCGCTAAACTTCGCTCTCTCGACCAATATACTCTCCAACCGTTCTTTCTGCCAGTCGGATAATTCAGTTCCAAATACTTCTGCGGCCACTTTCTGAATCTCCAAACTCCGGTAATCCGCATCATTACTCGTCGATGCCCAGATTTTGATAAAAGCATTCGTTGCCTCTTCTGAAAGTTGAGTATGTTCTGATAGATAAAGAGCGATTTCCTTTTTCTGTGCTAGGCGTTCCTCATTGCTAGGCGGCATCTGTACATGCCGGCCTTGTCCAAACCATCTCTGCCCTTTCTCTTGTTGTTCGGTAGCTTCCTTTTCACTAATGGCTTTCAAATTGGGCCAAACAGGATAAGGCTTAGGGGACAATCTCCGCAAATCTATCGGCACCGCTTTGGGCGTCACTCCCTTGAGCAAATCCTGGACGCTCGTGACCGTTACGCTACCCCCCCACACGGGATCGAACTTGTAGGCCCCCATCTGAGCGAACTGAATCTGCCCAGCCTTGTACGCCTCGAAACGCTCCGCTCCCATGATACTACGCTGGACCGCATCCGGCTGTTGGTCAAACCAGTCTTGCCCAGATGTCCAGGCAATCTCGGGCATCCCTTTGACGATCGGGCATCCTGTGCAACGCCCCGAAGAATGGTCGGGTATGATCTGATTCAGGTTGTAGACCGTCCCGTCGTCAGACAGACAAGCTATACACACCCGCCCATCATGGGCTGTCAACCGCTTCTGCCCAAGGACGACCCCACTGGCTGCGTACTGGTCTACGCTCGCCTGACGGTAAACTCGGAGCTGCTCGGAGCGGGCGATAACCAGCGCCTTCTGTAGACCGCCAGTGAGTGCATCCCGCATTTGCAGGGCCGTCTTCCGGGGGTTCCATCCCCTAGCGGTGCCCTGCACGAGCGCATCTGTCAACTGGTGCCATCCCGCCGGCGCCTTCTCATCCTTCAGCATCCATTGGCGGAGCAAGTCACCGACCGGCTTGCCATCCCCCGCGATACCGACCATGTGCTGAACGGCGTCGATCGGTAGTCGATCAAACTGAGCTGCTACGCCCGGCCAGTAGCTGAGCTGAGTAGCCTGTACAGCATGGTCTAGCCCTTGCTCGACTAATCTATCTTGCTGATGCGTTATAGTGTCAGTCGCATAGGAAGCATACCGCTGGAACTCGTCCGCGGTCTGTGCTTTAAGCGACTGATAGCGACGCAAGCGATATACCTTCGCTGGGCTCACGGTCTCGCCAGCCTCGCGCGCCTCGGCCATCTCTCGCGCCAGCAGTTGAATATCAGCGTCGAGAGCGTTCTCCACGCTTCTCCAGCGCAGGGCCATCTCCGTCATTTGCTCGTGCTCTTGCATGAGTAGCTGATGCTTGAACTGTCGCATGGCACGTACTACTTCTGGCTCAGGCATCGCTTATCCTTGTGATATTCAATCCTTGCCCTGCCTCGCCTCGACTTGCCAGACCCCGCCATTCCAGACCATGCCCTATTGAGCTTAGTGTCCCGCTTTTTGACGGATTGTTTGATTCATTGTTGCATTTGCTGAAGGCTCAAACCGGCCCTTCTGCTCCTCACAGTGTGTTCGAGCCTCTGCCTCCGTCCACGTCTCTTTCGGGTAGCGGAGAGCCTGCGTCGTGGTCGTCGTCTGGCCCTTTAGCCTTCCGATGATGATGTTGAGCTTGCCGGATTTGATTCGGCGGAAACTTTCTGGTTGGAACTGCCCTGGACTGCGAATCCTGCAGGAACTTTCATTGGGATATGGCATCTCCTACTCCCTCATGTGTGTCTGGATGATAGCCTACGTTTCCCGTATCGTACCTTCGGTGTTGCTTGACCCCTTGGCACCCCGCCGGATACCGAGGGCGTAGGCGTAGTGGACGACAACGCTCATCAAGATCATACTCTGGCTCATCACCCTGAAAGAACGGGCGTTCTGCCTCAGCCCGAACCGTCTCATAGTAGCCCAGAGCAAACCGTAGATCGCCTTCATGCCCGTGCCGAGAGTCTTATACTCGTCGCCCGCCTCAACAATGAGAGCGTCAGCCTCTTCCTGGGTCATCAGGTCCAGGACTTGCTGTATCGAGGCCTCGAGGTCAGGAGTCTGTGTCTTGGATTCGCTCACCGACATCTCCTTCAGGAAATTCTCGCTCCCAGACGGCCTCAATCCATCTCCAAGGCAATTTCCATGCCTCGGACACAGCCTCCCACAACCTGAAGATAATCTCGGACACAGCCCTCCACAACCTGAAGACAATAGGGTCCAACCAATTTGTTATCGCCATATCCTCCTGCCACCCGCGTCCATGTTGCCATAACAGCGCAAGCCAGAAACAGACCAGGGACAGAAGGATCAGAGCAATTTCCCAGACAGACAGCTCGTTCATCGAGATTCTCCTTATTCTAGGCCGCTACCTATTACCATGTCCCCCTCTACGTGTGAAGATAGTATCTGAAATGACAATCGGTCGTACTGATTGGTCTGATAGGCATAGCTTCTCAGCCTTCGCTCATGCTGCCACTACTAGTCCGTCGGCACTCAGCGATGTCCACAGGCAGTAGACCGCCAACGCGCCGCTGTCCGCCTGCGCCGAGAGGGTCAGGATGATGTCGTTGCCGTCCATGATGATGAAGTCCTTCATCACCGACAGCGCCTCGATCTCGGCGTCCGGCGTTGCATCGTGCCAAATCTCCCGTGCGGCCAGGAGCGTCATGTCTGTGTTAGCGATGATGGTAGTCGTGGCCCCGGCAATGCCGACCGCGCCGTTGCAGCCGAGGGCACTGGCCACGCTCGTGACAACCACGGCGACGACCCGCACGATCACATCACCAGTGACCGTGAAGAGCACTGGGGCACCGTCGGTATCGTCGAACGTCAGGGCCTTCCGTGCGATGTTGGCCCCGAAACCGGCGGCCTCCTCGATTTGTTCCCTGTCACTCGTACTGATTGGTCTGATGGGCATGTGATTCCTCCTTCAGCTATAACACAAATACAGGCACGCGCATTCTGATTGTGATCTTGAACACGCCCCCAAGCTTATCGCCCGGCCTCTTGAATACCTTTTCGTGGAACTCCTGCGACCACTCTATAAGAGGCTCTGTCTTTCGTCCCATGTCACCATTCCAACGTGATCGTGAGGGTCGCATCTAGGGCGCCCGACCGGATAAACACCAAGTTGTTCACGTTCTCGTTCCGGGGTATCTCAAAGATCGAGTCCGCCGGAAGCAGGTAGCCGAACGTCGCTGTGGGGTCTTCCCCCGTGTAGAGGAACCGAACGCCCGCTGTCGCTGCGCTGATGGTAGCAATGCGGGCCCTTTCCAACTGGTCGAGCGTGAAGCCGAAGTCGGCGTGATTGATCGCCTTCGCCGTACTGCTAATCGTTACGGCCTTCGCCACCCGCGCAAGGTACGCAAACTCAGCCATGTCAGTCCTCCTCCATCATATGCTTCGTTGTTCCGATTTATCATCACAGTTGTCCCAAGCACTCGGCGGCAGATCCGGACTCAATGATACGCCACAGAACGGGCAGAAGAGAATAGGAACCGCGTACTCGCTATTCACCACTAGATGCCAAACTTGGGGGCCATTAGGATAGAGTTGGCGCTGTATGATCTCAGTTTCATAGAAGCCGCTGTCCACCAAGTTACGTTGCATGCGAATCATCGCATCACATGGATGTATGACGATGTCTGAACGCCTTTGTGAAATTGACATCAATCTCTCCTCCATCATTCGTCGCGCAGGGATAGCGAGTGCGATCTCCTCTGACACCCGCCTCGGCAGAGTATATCCGCCTCTAGCATCAGTCGTGATACCCCAAAGTCGCGCATTCCGTTCATCAGTGTTTTCCACCCCTGGGCACCATCTCGCCAGCACCTTCAGGAGATGACGACGCTTCATCTCAATCCTCCTTTCTCATATTCTATCGCGTTACGCGGACGTTGCGCGCGTAACATCTGCCGTCACTCTCAGACTACTCTCCGTCAGTATCTCGATGTTGCCGCCCGAGAGAACCTGAACATCATAGATCATCTGCTTCCCAACCGGCAACTTCGCCGTCTCTACCGCAGCGAGAACGATCGTGATAGTCCCAGCAGTCTCATCGTCCACGGTGACTGAGCCATTTGCGGGAGTGCCAGCAGCCGCACGATTCAGGCGAATCAGGCCTTCGCTCTCGGTTATCAGGATATAGGAGGACAAGTCTGAGTGAGCCTCCGCCTGCTTGACCGTGAACCATAGTTCGGTTCTGCCCGCCAGGGACCCCAGCCCGGTGAGCGACTGAGACCAGTCATCTCCGCGATGAATCGTGAGACGATCACCAGACAGTGCATCCCGGATCTGCGCTGCTGTTTGCGTCAGCGTCCGAGTGACGTTGCTCCAGAACTTGCTAACCAAGTTTCCGATGATATTGCCAGCAGTGCCTGCCACGTAAGCCCCGGGCAGGGCAGTCGACCACGGGTCGCCAGCAGAGGAAGCGTCGGTGATCGCCTTGCCAACACTGCCCGCGATCTGATGGTCAACGGTTGGCTCATCCAACATTGCATCGGTTATCGCATCAGGATCGATCGTGGCCACCGCTTCCGAGATGGCTTCCGTGCTATCAGCAGCGGGAGCGAATGTGCCCCCGACATCCGAGGGCGTCGCTGCGTCCTTACTGAGCAGTGCCCTGAAGAAGCCGAGGAGGGTATTGACACCCGTGCCAGTGAAGGCCCCGATGCGATTGAGTATGGTGGTCTGATTGGCTGCTGTGGCCAAGCCAGCGACACTCGCCTTGTACTGGTCTGGGTTATCCAGATCAACCTGAACGGTAGCAAGTGCTGTCGCTGTGGCCAACAGTGCATGACCTGTATCCATCTCGGTTTTGGTCGGTCCGTCAGGTCGCAAGCTCCGTCGCTACTTGGGCTGGAGTGGTCAAGAGGGCATGGGCGATATCCATTTCGGCTTTCGTCGGACCATCATAGGTTCCCAGTTCCGTTGCTACTTGCGCGGGCGTCGCCAGAAGCGCGTGAGCCGTGTCCATTTCGGTCTTGGTGGGCGGATCATAAGCGGTCAGGGCATTGGCAACATTGTTGTCCGAGTCCAGCCCGCCTGCGTCGCTTATAGGCAAGCCGCCTGCAGCGTCCGCGGCTGCGGCTGGTAGCGCCGTCCCAGACAGGCCGCGTGTCGCAGAATATGCCGAATCAATCAGCAGAGCGTTGAGGCCAGCCGCCCGGAACCCGATGATTGGGCCTCGCCACGGGAGCACGCCCGTAGCAAAGCCGGTGAACCACCCAAAACCCTCGGTGTCGTTATTGATAGTTCCACCACTAGCAGGTATCTCTATCGAGTACATCCCGTCCCCCTGATGCGCCCAGTCGTGAAGGCCGCCGGTCGTTGGCGTTACGGCGGTCTGGGTCATCGCGCCCGCTGTAGCGCAAAAGTTCCACACCAAGTCCATGCCCGCCTGGTTGTAGGCAACAGCCACCTCGCGAGTAACAAAATCGGTGCTATCCAGCAAAGGCATGATATTAACTGGTACTTCAGCCAGAGCTACATCCGCATCATACCATAAATCTGGCAAGGGACACCTCCTTCTTGCTTTCGCATCTTGAATATGCTATAATACCAAAGAAACCTTATGCAAAGCAGAGCTTTCATGAAATGCAAATGTGGTTGTGGCCAAGAGTTTACGCCGAGCGAAGCTACACTCTGGCGCATCAAGCAGGGCCAAGATTCGGGATACATTGCGGGACACCAAGGGCGCAGAGAGCGAAATCCACGCTGGCAAGGCGGTCGGTTCATTTGCGATCAGGGCTATGTATATCTCTTGCGCCCCGACCATCCCAACGCGCTCAAGAAAGGATATGTGGGCTACATAGCTGAGCATCGTTTGGTAATGTGCGAATATCTGGGTCGCGCTCTGGAAGCCAACGAACTGGTACATCATCGCAATGGCGAGAGGGCCGATAACCGCCTCGAAAATCTGGTGCTCATTACCAGGGCCGCTCATGCCAGTCATCACTGCAAAGGCGAGAAGAGCGGCTCTTGGAAAGGTGGCCGTAAGCCAATCGTCTGTGCGACCTGTGGCAAGAGCTTTCTGCCCGAAGACCGCCGCAACGACTATGGGGCCCAATACTGCTCTCGCCAATGTTTCTATGACCGGAATCGACATCGACACTGAACCACTCACCTCACTGCATCTGCGCATAGTAGTACCAGGGGTTGCCCGCCGCCGCCACCGTGTACTCAATCATCAGGAGGGGGCGTTCGCCTGCCGTTGCATACTCAGCACTGCGAAGATAGGCGTAATGTCCACTCTGGGCAGCCTTTTTCCAGACAATCATACCGTGATTGGCCGCTATCATGTTTTCAATTTCAGTTCTGGCCGCTGCGTCTGCATCCGCCAGGTCGTTCTGAGTATTCTCTACGCCTGAGAGATTGCCCGTGAACATATCAGTCGCATGATAGTCTGTATCTGCCACTGAGCATCCTGCATCGGCACCACCGTCACTGCCCGTATCTCCAGCCCAGCGAGTTGTAGATGGTACCGCGTAATTCCAAGTGCAGTTTTCTATCCACGCAGAGTTGGCCGCCAATATGCGATGCGCAAATACATCAGTGAGACCATCCCACGAATATGCACCAGTCCATAAGGTCAGTGCTCCATCAGTTACGGTCGGACTAGCTGGTATTCCACTCAGATCAAATGTAAGGAGAGAAGGACCTTCTCCAGAATCCCAGACCCCCAGTGCCAGGTCCCCACCATATTCAGTATCTGGTGCGCCAGCGCGCACCAAAGTGTCCGCCGTAGCAACTTGTGAACTATATGTGGGGTCAAAGACCAACTCGCCCTCTGGCAGCTGCGCTAATTCGTCCACTCGTGCACCAAGGGCCAGGAAGAATCTGCCACTGACGGGATCACGCCAGATGCGCTTGCGCAGGTTGATGCGTGCCATGCCCAATCCTCCAACGTCTACATGGGCTGTACTCTGTGGCATCTGGGCCAACAGATTATTCGCCGCCGTCCGTAGCTCGATCGCGCCGGCCAGGTCATCAAACCCGCTGTTGATGTCCAGAACTCGGCCGACCTGATACCAGCGGTAGACCTCGTGTGGGTCTAGCTCGTAGAGCAGACTAAGGAAAGTTTCATTGGCAGGTGTAGTCGGCCGTGCATTCTGCCCAATCCAAGCCCTAGCCCGTTGGCTCAGGCCAACCTCTTCCTTGAGGATTCGGCCCTCTACCCGCTGCCTCATCCACACGTTGTCGCCCGCGATGCTCCAGAAGCCCGTCCACTCCGTCAGGCCAACGGGATACAGCTCTACCTCCGCGCCTTGCGGCCCCAGAATGAGCGGTCTATTGATGCTTCTCAGTTTGGCCCTATCGTAGGTCGGCGCACCCACAATTGGCTGCCATGTTCGTGTCGGCCAGTGCAGATAGCCTATCCCCAGAAGCCGGAAGCGGATGCGGTTGTTACCCACACCAAACGATGTCCAGCCATCTTCGGGCTTGTCATCGGGCCTGCCCAGCGCATAGTCCCAGGCGTTGCGGCCCACTGTCCAGACGCCCGCCGAGGCGCGCACAGCGCAGTCCACCGGTGTCTTGTCGGCAAGGTGCAACTGTGTGCTCAGCACAGTCACGAACCAACGATGGCCGTTGTCCAGCAGAAATGTCTTATTATAGGGCTTCCGCAGTTCTACAATCTCACGCGCCATCTGGCTCCTCGATCACCCTCACCAGGTATATCTCGCCGTCTGGCCTGCCGTCGAAGCAAAACTGGGGCATCACTCCTCCCCCTGGTCAAAATTGCGCTGCTGGGCCATCAACGCTTTCGCAAGGCTGTTCTGCTGGTTCGCGGTCTCGTCCTGTTTGTCCTTCTCAAGCTGCTCAAGCTGCTGACCGGTCCATCCTTCCTGCCGCAGAATCGTAGTCAGCGGAATCCCCGTCAGCGTACCCATTTGTCGGATCTCCGCCTGCATCTTCGGTTGGACCGTCTCTGGCCTGGCAAACCCCACCGTGATGGAGTTCGCATCAACCTTGGTTCCCGCGAGTTCCAGCAGAAACGCCGCCAGTTGACGCCAGACGCTCTTGAATCGCTTGATGTACGTGTTGCACTTCTTGTTCAGCGGGGCCTCGAGAGCAATGAGCGCCTCACCAGAAGGGACTTCGCCCTTTCCAAAGAAATGATGATGAGGTGTCCGGCTAATAGCACTGACTGCGCCAACCAGATCATCAATCGCGTCGAGAAAGTTCTGAAAGGGGGTTGAATTAAGCTGGCCAACTGATGCTGGTTGGCTTTGGCCATCGCCAGCAGGAATATCCCAGATTTCGCCAGGCATATTTTTGAGTTTGGTCGTGTCACCACCGCTGATGATCCATCGCTGCGTCATAGCCCCAAACTCGGCACTTATCATCATGTCCGCCAGGAGCTTGTTTATGGCCTTCTGGATTGGGATTACATTCTGGAGCTCGGAGCTGCAATCGCGACGTTCGCGCCTAAAATGGAATACTGGAATGATTCCTGTCGGATTCTCCGCTTGTGGATCGTCCATAGGCTGAAAGGCGTTCGCGGTTTTCGGCGGCTCGGCTTTCAACGTCCTGTAGTATTCCAGACGATCAGGATAGTATAGAGTGAGTTGCCAGTGGCCACTCTCCTCTTCCCACCATTTTGCGGCCCATAGTTTAGTTCGGGGATTCTCAGGGTCGTACTGTACGTGGATCAGCGAGGGATTAATATAGTAAGCCTCGATATCCTTGTCCTCGTCCTTCCAGGCGACAACGAATGCCTCGCCAGTGACTAGAGCGGCACGATGCACACTCTCCTCGTCCAGATCCAACTCCGTGACCATCCAGAGATTCTCGATCACGCCGGTGGCTGCGTCGTTATTCGCCACACCAACAGTCACGAGATCCAGTCGCTCCAAGACGGAATCAACGACTACGGAACACCAGTTCTCGACAAATCCGCCTTTTATGGAGCGAAAGACCTGCTCAAGTCGCTCAGTCGAGTAGACCAAAGGATGGTTGCCGTCATAGTAGGCCCACAGCATTACATAGGATACTTGCTTGGCCGTCAAATAAGCGTAAGCCTTCTGCAAATCCGTTTTGACCGTCATGTTCACCACCCACTATGACTTCTTGCTTCCTTCGTCACTCGTTCGGCGCCAACAACCGCGCATCTGAGAGCATCAAGTCGGTGGAAATCGTTTTTGTTCTTGATGACCTCGGTCGGCTCGCCGCTGGCATCTAGTACGCGCCCATAGGTCCCGAGCTCGTCGCGCAGGCCGGTGCAGGTGCTGAAGACAAACAGGCGTTGCTGCTTGAACAGGCCAATCACCCGATCAATGCCAGGCTCCACCGAGGAGACCGGTGGCCGCTGCACCCGAATGCCTGCCTGGGCCCAATCCCATCGCTCTTGCTGCTCAGACGGCGCACCGCCCCACCAGCTAGTAACCTGGTCAGCGTACTGGTGATTCAGGGCAGCATAGACGTGCTGCCTAGTGCTCTTATTGCCCCGCAGAGGGTCGTCAAAAACGTAGTAGATCACCTCGCCACGGCGGTCTGGCTCTGGATCCTCTGCCAGCCAGATGAGCGCGTTGTTTATGGCGCCGTAGTCGATGCCTACAATGCAACGCCAGTTGGCAGGGATGGGAAAGGGGTCAACAGGTGTATCCCCTCCTCATACGCCTTGTAGATCAGGCTGGCCGGCCGGGCATAGTCGCCCTCATAGAACATACTGAACTTCCAGGCAGGGAGCCTCACCCTGGCAGCGTCGAACTCTTCGTGAGGAAAGGCTGGATTGAGGACGCTGGGGAACTGAATCACGTCTATGTGCTTGGCTCCAGCTTTCCAGGGATCGTATATCTGTGTCTTGAGCCAGCCCAGGTTGTAGAGCGTGGTCGTGCCCAGAACGCGGCCTTGATTGAGAGACAACCTGCGCAAGACAGCCTCCCATGCCTCGACACGAAACTCATCTTGACCAACCTCATCGAGCCAAGCCGCTTTGGCTGTGGCAGCCTCAAGCCCAGCAGGGGCCGCAGCGGATCGAAGAATGATTCGCGCCCACATAGGATCGTTCTGACTCTTGGCCAAGAACTGACCCGTGCCTGGATCTCGCAACTCCATCAACTTGTCACCTGCCCAGTAGCGACCAATGCCCAGAGTGAACTCGAACACGGAACGCATCTCAGGTAGCATCTTGAGCTTGAACAGGTCAAATGTAGACGTGACAGCGAGATAGTCGCCAGGGCCGCACCGGCTGATCTCGCGATTGAGCCACCAGGGTCCGAGGCTAGTTTTGCCGCCTTGAGTGCCGGCGAGCATGAAGACGAGCCGAACCTCGCTGTCCAATGTCGCCAGTTGACCAGAATGTGGGCTGAGTATGAGCTTGCCACCCTCACGCCTCTAGAGTTGCGATGTCCTCTGTCCCCTGGCCATCGCCAGCGCCGTCACCGCCATCTTGTCCGTCCTCGCCATCCTCAATCTGCGGTAGCTGCTCGGCCGGTCGCTCTATGATGATCTCGGTGATAGGTATGGGGCCGCCTTCAGGGCCACTGAGTTGTACCAGCGCCGGCAATAACAACTTCAGGTACGTGGCGCGCCTATCCATGATCCTGAGCATAATATCCACAGACGCAAGCTCACCCCCCATGGCCTTGTGATAGACCGCGCCAGTCAATTCGTCCAAACGTGCCAATTCCAAGTCCAAGAGATCGCCTGCCTGCTCTCGCCTATCCGCTTTGAGCTCTCTCAAGGCCATAGTCACATCGCGATAAGCTAGGCCAACCGCATAACGCGCCAACTGATATTCGACTCGAATGGCATCAGCAATCTGCCGGTACGTGGAGCCAGCCTTTCTCAGCTCCAAGGCCAATTGTTGGCGCTTGACTAGGTTTATTCTCTTCGCGCTCGCTTTGCCTTTACCCATGTGTTCAAGTTCCTATAGTTCAAGTTTTATAGAGTCCCGATTGACCTGCACCGCCTCGATGGGATACAATGCACAGGCCGGGAACCCCACGATCGCAGCCAGAGCACAGATTGCATCGGCTTTCGCTACCAGGGGACGCATTGTGTTGGCATCGCGCACGTCTCCTCGGACAAAGGCGAATCCCTGTTCGTGGCACAAGTGAAACAGGGAGCGCTGCCGATAGACTAGCGCATCGACGACAATCACCTTATGCCCAGCAGTCAGCAGGCGTTCGCATAGGGGGGCTCCGACGTATCCGGCCCCGCCAGTCACCAGAACTTGCATTGTCCTCCCTATCCTAGCGATAGAGCATTCTAGCACTATTATTATACACTGAATTCAAGCCAAGAGCAACCCGTCTTGACACAAAAAAAGCCCCTGGGGGCATCCCCAGGGGCCTAATAGATCTTCTTCTGGGACCACGTCTGCGCTAACCAATCTCGGGGCCGAGGCCATACTGAAAGTACCAGTACCTACGATATGCGGTTGTGGGAGCGGGTTAGGATTCGGCGATAGCACCCTCCTGTTCCTCCAGCATGTCTGTGTACCATTCGGTCTGGTCGTCGAATCCCAGGCCACCCTCATCATCCAGTGTGCCCTCGCCAGCGTCCTCCCAGCAGTTGACGAGAGTTCCATCGGGGGTCTGCCAGATTGAGCAGGCCGAGGTCATGTCGGTCTCGCCAGCAGGCTCGATGCACTCCAGGCCGTGCAACCCTGCGGCCTGGTGGAGAGCATCAACGTTGTCCAGGCCCGCATCCCGCAGATAGCGAGCCGTGTCCTGGAGATGGTCGCAAAACTGGTTGAGTTCACGATTGTTCATGTTGCCTCCTGTGTTTGTGCCTGTGCAATTTCCTGTGCAATCCGTTCGTCACCCGCTGGTCCTACGGGATAGCTGTAGGCGCGAGTGAGAGCGGTCCGAGAGACAATGCGGGTATGGTTGACCGAGCGTTGCTGATATGCCTCCTCGGCCTCTGCGGCCTGTGGCCGTATGGCGAATGGGCCAGCTATGCAAGTCCACCACGAGGTGGGGCAGGTCGGTGCGGGCTTGGCGATAATGTAGAACTGATAGCTCATATTGATTCTCCTTGCCGGTTATGCCACCCATTTGATGTAATAAATGTAAACGCCTGTGCTGTCTAGCACTTGTTTTATCCTGTGGCGAATCGTGGCCCAGGTGGTACTACGGCCTGCCTTGTCAATACAAAACTCATGAATGTGGGGATCGGCTGGCCCTGGTCGTGGGCCGCCAAAGTGCCATCTCTGACGATGCTCGACAAATATCTGGGGCAGATCGGCTAATGCGTTTACCATGGCTTGTACGAGTTGGGCATCTGCCTCTTGGCAACGTGTTTGTGTCATGACTAGTAGAGTTCGACCCTGTTTGAGTCGCTTCTCTTGGTCTTTCATTGCGATTCTCCTTGCCAGCTATGAGGCCACCGGCGGGGCTGTGGGTGTGTCAGCCGCCGCATTCGGGGCAGACTGGCTCGTTGAAAAACCCGACGTTGGTTGCGGGTAGGCCGCAGTAGTGACAACGCGACCCCTGCACCTGCCGTTTCAGTTCGGGGATCACTAGCGGCTCTATGTATCGCCCAGCACCTCCGATGCCCAGGCCGCTGTCAGTGTCTGGGATCGACAATGGCTTTGAGGCCTGCCGCGCTTGCGGAGGAGCACAACGAATGTCGTTGAATCGATCTGCCCCCAATTGCCAGCCTGATTCACCGCGACGTCGCTCCTCGATGCGCATCAGTTTCTCGGCCAATGCCGCGTCTCTCGCGGTGATCCGATATGCTGTTTGGCCCTGGCCGTTCACTGCTCGAAACTCTGGATCTTTCGCTCTCATCTTGTGCCTCCCGTGTGCGTCTCTTGTGTCTCTACTGTCACTATCGACAGTATAGCACAAGGCAATAGGGCTGTCAAGGGATTTCGCGTGTAAATTACGTGCTAGTTTTAGTGTAAATTGCGTGTAAAAGGGGCATTCAGTGTGTCAGGTTTTGCACAAGCCGGGGAACGAACGGAAAGTGGTTGCGTTACGGAGTGCCTGGAGAGACTAAAAAGTGCGATTGTACGTCCTCACCACGACTTTCTCTTTCTTCATGTCTCCTCTTTTCCTTCAATGAATTTCTCCTCTGAGGGATTCCATACCAAGTTCCCCCATATAGTCAGTATCTTCGCCATTTCTTTTAGGGCTATCTTAACTGCTTCTTCACGCCCCTCCATAGAAGGTATAAATACGATAGCACCGATTTGTTTTGGTACATACACCTGCGCCAAAGTACGCACCATGATCCTGCCCTGTTCTTCAATTATTCCCACAGTAACATTGGAATTGCCCGCTTCGTGTTTTTCCCAGAGGAACTCAAACATCTCTGCTTCTTTGAACATATCATCTCCTTTTCTTCGCGTTTGCTCCACTCTATCTAAGCCTACACCTGGGCGGGCATATAGTATCCAAACCCCTGTTGATTCAGAGGAAAACGGGTACCCGTCTTCCGCCGGATATGCCGAACGTGCATCCGTACCAAGTCCCGACTTCCTAGTCCTGGAGGATATTCCCAGACAGCACTCAACAACGATACACACGAGAAACATCGGCCAGCATTAGCCACCAGGAAGGCCATCAGGTCGTTTTGCACTGGCGTCAGTAGGCTCACCGTATCACCTATCACCAATTCGCCGGTGGTGGGGTCCAACGTTAGCCCCAAACCAGGGATCGACAATACTCCTTTGGCTGGTCTACGCAGATCGCGCACAGTAGAGGGGTTACACCCCACCCCGGTGGCGACGCTTACTCCTAGCACCTCGAACAGCTCCTCTTGCGTCTCCACCACCGCCCACTGGCCCCGCCACCAATCGCGGAACTCGATCTGACTCTTACGCAGCCTCTTGCCTCTTCCAGGCGTTTTGTATTCGACGAGGAAAGTTTGGCCGCGGTAGCCCATGAGTCTATCATTGATCCCACCACCGAGGGCATCGAGGGCGAGGATGGAGGCCCCTACTTTTTCAGCGGCTTCGTCTAGATCTTTGGCTACGCTATCCTGCTGGTAGGGCCTACCTGTCCAGACGTGCTTGACCATCATCTCAAACCATCCTCGGTGGTGGCACCTCGTCATGCCCTGGCTCCTGCCATTCCACCAGGTTGCGCTTCCAGTGACCATGCGCACGCTGCCAGGCCGCCGACAACTACACCGGCCTCATGGCACTGAGCGCCGCCCGCCAGCCGTTGGTATATCCTTCTCGATAGTCCTGCGAGATACCCGATTCCAAGGATTGACTATCGCGGCTCCCAGCCCCGCGTATCTCGACTCCTCGCGCAATCAGCACTCGACGTATGGGCCCCTCACTACACTCAAACCGACTGCCAATGTCGATTATGCTGAGCCGGTTGGCGGAGGTGTACAATGCTTCGATCTCAGCCTCTTCTGCCTCGGTGAACTTCACTTGGATGGTGCCCATGACCTATCCCCCATTCTCGTCAGTCATCATAGCTCCCAATTCGTTCCATGTGGGATCCACTCTCGTGCTGGCCGGATGTCGCCTGCTGGCAGAGGAAGCACCCGTGACCATCCCTGCCGAATGTGCGAACCTTCTTGCAAGCGTGAGCGCAATCGCAGTTGGATGCGCTCGTCCGTCAGGGCCAGGTTCGTCGTGACCACGAGCGGCAGCCGGTTGACGTACCGGTGGTCGATCAGCTCGAACAATTTCTCGTTTGCCCAATCGGTGACCCGTTCTGCGCCCAGATCATCCAGAGCCAACACAGTCACTTCCTGCAAGCGGCGAAACCACTCGTCAAACGCCCCTATCTTGTATGTACCTCGCAACAGGTCTAGCATTCCGGCCACGCTGTTGAAATGCGCCCCTTTGCTCCTTGCTAACACCGCGTTGACGACGGCGCAGGCGAGGTGAGTCTTGCCCGAACCGACGGAACCAGTCAGAACCAGCCAACCTTCTGGCCTGGCGGCGTATTGCTCGCAAACCTTCTTGATGCGCCCCATCTCAGTCTTGACCTTTTTAACGTCGATGTTCGGCGGCGGCACAGATAGCTCAGGGAGAAATCTATCAAATGTCAGGTCGAAGAGTTGCACAACCGAGACCCCAGACCAACGCCTTAGCTCGGTTGCTTTCCGTTTCTCCTCAGCGTTGACATGACAGATACATGGGATCCCTTTACCGTAGAGGGGGTGTCCCCAGGGTGCGTGAAGCCGATAGTATCCCGCACCCTGACAGATACAATCCTTCGGCAGAGGCACGTCTTCAGGGTTGAACCACCGATCGAATGATCTCGGCCAGAGAACGTTAGTCAGCATCCTTATTTTCCTCGTCAGTAGGTGCCTGATAGTATTCCTGACGCATACGAGCGATGTCCGCTGGGGTCAGGTCGGGAGAGTCGCGGGCCTTACCTTTGGAGGATCCTCGCGGCCATTCACCAGGCATACAGCCTTGCTCTGTACAACGAGTTAGGGTAGCTTCCATCCATTTCGGTGACGGCTGATCAGGTGTTTTCGCCTTTTCTTGGAAAGCTGCCTCGATTAGGCGAAAGTCGGTGGTGATGTCAAACAGACTAATCCATGCGTCTGACTGAAGAGGATTCGAAACGAGGACACCAGCCCTATCAACAAGTTGGAAGAGACGTGCAATGTTTGGTTCGCAAGTTGCTGGAGCTGTTGCTGGTTCATCTGCATCTGCATCTGCATCTGCATCTGCATCTGCATCTGCATCTGCATCTGCATCTGCATCT